TCAACGTAGCTAGGGAGCCACTCTTAATCACAGTCCTTATTTAACGAGTCGATTGTGAGTACTCGGTGGTCTTCTGTTCCTAGGTTACTCACACCCGAGTGCGGACTAGGCTGCTAAAGCGTAATCAGCGCCTACGAAGTCCATAAGATCTTCGAAGGTCATTGTTGACATTTCGTCAGTTATTGTTTGCAGTTTTCTAAGGCGACTCTACCAAACGCCTGCATGTGGTACTATCTCATCATTCAGATCGATACCGGTTATCCCCATAAATTAAAGATCTATTTATATGATATAAATATACAAAATTATTCTATGCCGTAAAAAGAAATAATAAGAGTGCAAATGCTATTATTCCAAGAAATAATCCTTGTTCGAAGTTGGCTTTTTTACCACTATTAAAATTAAATAGGGTATCTAGTAATTTAATCATAAACTAATTTTTATATAAATATACTCTCCCGTAAGTATCTATTAATATTGCACTCATGTTTTCTACCCAATCCCCAGAATTTAAATATCTTTTACCATTTATAGTTCTGTCTTCTGGTTGATGTATGTGTCCGCAGATAACTCCATCGCAACCTTTCTTTTCTGCCATTTTTAATGCGGTAGTTTCAAAATCATTAACATACATAGTAGCAGTTTTAACACCATCTTTTATTTTTTTAGATATTGATTGGTACGGTAATTTTCTCCACTTTCTATATTTGTTATACCATCTATTTAACCATAGTGCAAAATCATATCCTATAGCTCCTATTTTTGAAAGCCATTTATATTTTGTTATAAAAATATCTATTACATCACCATGAAAAACATAATAACATTTTTTTTGCCAATTATCATATTCTATATGTTCAGCATATTCAATCCTATAATCTTCTCTAAATTCTATACCACCAAAATGAGATCCTATAAATTCTTGAATAAATTCATCGTGGTTACCTCTAATCCAAATTACTTGTATTTTATTTGATAATTTTATTATTTTACCTAATACTTTAGTATGTTCTTTTTTCCACTTACTCCCTCTATTTAAAGCCCAGCCGTCTACTATATCTCCATTAAGAATAAGTAAATCTGTTGGATGATTATCTAAAAATTGTAAAAATTCTTCGCATCTAGAATCTTTAGTTCCTAAATGTAAATCTGACACAATTATTGCTTTGTAATTTTTCATTTCCAGTAGTTATAATCTTTTTTAAACCAATTATCATTATTCACATTTATCCAAGAATTAAAAGCTAACTTAATCATATACCATATACCTTTTTTATGAAATCTTCTACTTGGAGTATAAACGAAATTGTTTGTGATTTTAAAACAACTAGGTTTAATTTTGGAACTAAGGTGGTAATCTTCTGCAATTTTATCTTCTTCATTGAATCTTCCTAATTTATTAAAAGTTTCTGTTTTAAATAACATAAAACCTCCAAGTGAAAAAGGTTTGGTTTTTGAACTAATCCATTGAAATATATCAAAAATTCTATAAATCCAATTATATTTTTTATCAGTAGTAAATTTACAAGTGACTAAATCATAATTGCCATTTATACAAATATCTAAACAATTATTAATTGTATTATCATTGTACAAATATGTGTCTGCATCTAAAAATAGTATATATGGAGTTGTACATAATTTTGCACCATTATTACGAGCTATAGCTGGTAGACCTCCGCCTATTATTTCTATATTTGATTTTGATTTTTTATACTCTTTAAGTAGTGGGTACGATAATTCATCATCAGATGAATCGGCAATAATTATTCTACAATTTATTTGCTCTGAAATTAATTCTAAAACATTAATGATTCCAGCGCCTTCATTTTTACATGGAATAACAATAGTTAATTTAGTTTCCATAATTATAAATAAAAAAATATTTTTGTTATAAAGTTACCAAATTATTAATTCTTATTAGATTTATATATTTATTTTACTTCCTATCATTGATGATAGTAGTGCAGGATTGGCTTTATTTGTTCCTACATTTACTTTAAAATTAAGATTTATTTTAAACTTTTTAGTAAGTTTCATATCTGTAGAAAATCCAGTAAGAAATATTAGATCTTTATTTCTAACTCCAACTTTATTATTAAAAGAATAACTATATGGTGAACTTATTAAAAATAAATCTGGGGTAATAATTTTTCTTTTAAACTGTATTGGATACATGGCAAATCCAATAATAGACGGCGCAAAATTAATTTGACCTCCTTGTATAAAAGCTTGATTTAAACTTATATTATATCCTGTTATTAATTTATTTATTGGTTGCACATAAGTATAGGCTAAAAATGCCATGTGATTTTTATAATCAGTAAAATATGTGCTACTAAAAGTATGAACAGCTACAAGCTCTCCTTTATCATTTGTTTCATTTTTTCCATATCTACCTGTTAAAGCTATCTTACTAAGATCCATAAAAATAGATGCACTAATTCCCCAGTTAGACATACCTGTCATAGAAGATTTAGATAGTCCTGTATTCATAACAGGTACTATAGATCTATTTGGTCCTTGTTGTGCTAAACTAAGATCAGCTGATACTATCACTGGATTTGTTATTCCTGATTTTTCTTTTTTATTTTCTTTCTTGCTATCTTTTTTTTCCTCTTTCTTATCTTCTTTTTTACTTTCAGATTTTGATTCTTCTTTTTTCTCTTCTGATTTAGTTTCACTTTTACTCTCACTTTTGCTTTCAGAAGATTCAGATTTTGTTTCTGTTTTTGATTCAGAAGATGAACTAGAAGAACTAGAACTATTGGACTCTGTATTACTAGAAGATGTAGAACTAGTGGGTGTTGTAGTAGTTGCTGAAACAGATCCTGAAGCGGCTGAGGAAGCGGAACTAGAAGCCGCGCTAGATGCTGAACTAGATGCCGCACTTGATGCTGCGCTACTCGCTGCAGAAGATGCAGCACTTGATGCTGCGCTTGCTGCGGCTGTGGTTGCGGCAGAAACTGCTGTTTGCGCAATTACCTGCGTTGTTTGTTGACTAACTGGACAAGGTTTAGCAAATATAGATTTTATCCAAGCTTCTGCTGATCCACTTGAAATATCACTATAACTAAATATTTTAGATTCACTTCTAATAACAATTAAAGTACCTGGACTATTGATAGGAACACTGACTATATAAACTTTATTATCACATGGATCTACGTAGGTTTGTATAAAATTTTGTCCATTAACTAATATACTAGCTAATAAAAATATTCCTATAAATAATAATTTTTTCAATCATGTTAAGATTTAAATATGCCTTTCTTAACCATTCTACCTAATATTCTAGCACATGCAATATCTAAGGCCTTTTTAGTTGCTATACTAACTGTTGATTGATTAAATTTAACTGGATCTACTGTAGCATCACTTAATAAAGTTAATTCTCTAGTAGTCTTTGCTTCACCTAAACCTGAAGCCGCTATTATTTCTCCTGTCTCAGCATCTGTAAATCTTACTTGTAAACCTAAACGAGTTACCATTGTATTTTTAACTCCGTCTTTTAGATTTACCTCTTCATCATCACTTACACTCCAATCATATACTTCTATTTCAACAAAATAATGTGCTAAACGAATTTTTCCTCTACCATCAAGTTTATCTTGAGAAATACCAGCTTGTGAAGCCTGGAATTGTTTAACCATTCTATTTTTGATCTCTGTCTTATCTTCAGTAAAAGAAAATCTATTTAGGTTTTCTAGATATTCTAATGTAATATTAGCTACACCTAAACCTACTTTTTTTTCTTTTAATTCAGGATACTGCTCATAAACTTCTTCACCTATGCCGCATTTTAAAATTTGAATAGGTATTGTTTCACCTTGATAATCTAAAAATTGACTAATATCAGTTTTAGTTTCAAAAGATGCTTTATACTGTTCAGTTTTAGTACTGCCTATAGTTTGTGCTAATCCTATATTGCTTAATAAAAAGCAAATTAACACTACGAATAAATTTTTCATATATTATTTAGGTAGACTATCAACTACATTGCTAACGCTATCTACTACATGAGCAGCAGTATCAACAGCAGCTTTAGCTGAATCGCTTCCAAGAGCTCCATTAACAAATGATACAATTGTATCAACATTTAACATGTCTTCTGCAATGTAGCCTTTTTTAACTGCAAATATACCTACAATAAAGATTACTACACAAGCAATTATAACAACTGGTTTTTTTCCTTTTAAGGCGCTGATTAGAGATTCTGCTTTTTTAGTTGGGATCTTTTCCATAATACTAATTTTTAATTATTGTTTTTTTGTTTATAAATTTATCAATAGAAGCTATACCGAAGCAAGCAATAGTTAATATTTTGAATGAATCAAAAATGAATTCATTTACAAGTAGTGGTTTGTTCATAGCGCCTGTTACAATATCTGCAATTGCAAAAACACACATCATCAAAAAAGCGCCAAATCCTATAACTGCTTTTTCATTAATTGAATTACTGTCATTAAATAAGTCTGAAAAAAATTTTTTCATGTTTTTAGTCTTTTATTTTACCACATTTAGAACATTCTAGATCTCCATCATAATCGCTATCAACCCAATCGTGTTCGCACTGTCTATGAGCATGATGTTCAAATTCTAATTTTTCCATTTCTTGTTCATGCTCTTGTTGATCTTTTCTTAATTCAAACTCTTGTTTATTTTCAACCATGTTGATTTCGTGAGCATGAGATGCGGCAACTACAAATGCATCTGGAATTGTTGGTCCTACTGGCTTATTACTTTCTTTCATATCATTAGTATGAGATAAAGTAACTCCATCTTCCTCATCCATCTTTTGAACTAACATTTTATCTTTATCAGTATCACTAAACCAGTAGTCAATGATTTTACCATAGCTACCAATAAAGGCACCTAATAATAATAAAAGCAATTCTTTCCATTCACCTCTAATAGCGTTTTCTCTAACAATAGCAACAAATATTCCCGCTATTATTAACATAAAACCTCCTAAAACTAACGCAGTAATATACCATCTGCGTCTCATCATTGCGTTTAGTAGATCTTTAAATCCACCTGCTTCATTATTGTTTACCATTGTGGTTCTTTATTTTTAAATTCATCGCCTTCTTTTTTCTTAACTGGAACTGCTGGTTTAGCTTCTACTGTTTTTTCTTTAATAATAACAGTTTTACCACCGGCTGCTTGTTGAGCTTGTTGATTTGTATTCGTAATATTAATTACAGGAGCTTGTGCTGGTGTAGCTTCTTTATCTCCACCACCTAATAAAGTGGTAAGCCATACGCCTCCGGCAGTTACTACTGTACCAACAACTCCTACAATTGTTTTTTTAAGACTGGACCAAGTCCCTTCATTTTGTGCTTCTTCTGACATTGTTATTTATTTAATAGTTCGTAATATTCTTTAAAATGCTTAATTCTATCAGGTAAACCGATAGTTCCACCATTAACTCTTTTTGTTATTGAAGTTACAACTGCATCAGTTGCTCCGCCATCTGCAATTTTGTGTAGTCCATTCTTATAAAAAAACCATGCAGCCGATAATAATGGGTATTTAGTAGCAACCAGGTCAGGATTTGCAGCTATATTTTCATTAATTGATTTACCAAAAGCGGTATAATTATCTTTACCTGTTAATTGAATACATCCGCGTCCTTTATATTTAAATCCTTCACCAGAGGCTTCTGGACCGTTTCCCATCCTACCACCATATACTCTATTAGCAATTTTTTCAGGTTTGCGTTCGTATTGTTTGGCTAGAGCTTCTGTTGGAAAATATTTTTTAAATATTCCCATTAAACCTTTAGCACTGTAGTTTAAATTCTCATTTAATACCTTAAATCCACCAGATTCATGACCGGCTTGAGCTAAGAAGTGTGCTAAACGTAAAGACGTATTCAATTCAAATTTAGCAATTGTGTCTGGTAATTGAGCTAAAATTGAATCTGGGATGTGACCTTTCAAATTATCAATTTTCATAATCTATTTAGTTTACTATTATTGGCATTTTTACTTGATTTCCAAGTACATCTATAAATATTAAGTTATAGTCCATTTTTTTAAAAGATGATAAATCATATATTTTAGTTACTATTCCAGTACTTGCTGTGAATCCTTCAATTTTTACAGGTTCATCACTATTAAAGGGAACAAATTGTACTGAATACTTAGCTCCTGGGGTTACATTAAACTCAACAGATAGTATATTTTCATTTTGAGTTACTTTATTTATTGAGGTTGACATTGGGTTATTACCCAAGTCTAAAACTTTAGCAGGATTTATTGGTTGAATATCTATTTTAGTACACCCTACAGAAAGCAATAATAAAAATGGTATTAGTTTTTTCATATTTAGAAATTATTATATCCGGTTAATTTAATTGTTGTTGAATTTAAGTTAATATTTAATTGATTACCGTTATCATCACTAGCATCCATATTAGATACTACTTTAATTTGAGTAGCAAGATCTAAACCACTTCCTATTGATGAGAATTTTAATTTGAATGGTATTAAAGCTCCAGTAATTGGATTTTTTAAATCTTGATTAATTGCTCCAAATTTAATTTTTCCGTCTTTAGGACTAGCGAATACATACCAAGTATTAGGTAATTCAGATTTGATTTCTTCAAATTTAATTTTAGTTGGATCATAAAGAAATTCAAACTGTAAAGCTGAAGTTTTATTGTTATTAGTATTAACATTAATTGGTATTTCAATAGTATTTGATGTTAGAGTTAAGTTATTTAAATTAACATCTATTGATGGTATGTTACTAACACTTGCAATACCATAAGCCGAATTAGCTATATTTAATTTTAAACTAGCTTTTGCATTTGATATAACATTACCATTTACTACAACTTGAGATGAATGTGATCTATTAACATCACCAGGAATAACGTACTTTAAACTTAATGGAAGATTAGCTCCTTTAATTCCTGTTTTAAATATTACAAAATCAGTAGTATTAGATTTCCAGTTTGAAGGTGTCATTGTATTGAATACATCTTCAGTATATGTTGAAACATATAAGTAGGTATCTGTTCCTGGGGTGTAATTAGTAGGTAATACAAAGAAAGTATCTAATGCTACTGATTGAGCAAATAATCTAGTTACATCTCCACCATCAAGTGTTTTATTTACATTTATATCTGCTGCAGTATATCCAATACCTGTTTTTATACTGGTATTATTAAAGCTTCCATCTAAGTTTTGATTCATAAATTCAGCTTGTGCTGTAGTATAATCTGATACTGTTATAGCATTGTTATATAAATTTTTTATTGCATCAGCATTAAATCCTACTTTTATTTTATAATTTGTATTTGCTTTAAACTTAGTTTGATCTAAATTTAAAGTACCATTACTAGTAGCATCTGCTACATAAACAGCATTTGTTCCTTCTTCTAAAAATGCTACTCTCGTTAAACTTAATCCGCCTACATTTGTATTAACATCTACTTTAGCATTAAGAAACGCTTCTTGGCTTGGATTAGTGTAAATATTCATTGCAAGAGGAGCTTCCATTATAGTAGAACTTGTAGCCCCGCTTTTATTATAAGCCGCAGCAAAGTTCATTTTAATAGGATCAAAAGCAAATCCAGTAACGGCTGAATTTAATTGGAATTTTAATCGCAATAAACCCCATTGCCCACTACCATTACTACTATTAGTAGCCCAAGTTAACATTGAACGAACTATAGTATAATTTTGATTAGCTATATAACTTGCATTGGCATAATTTGTATTACCATTTGAAGTAGTATTATTTGTTCCAGCACTAAATTTAAATCCAGGATATACATTTGTGCTTAATGATATTTGAGAACCGCCAGGTAATAATCCTCCATTACCGCCTGTTCCTGTGTGATCTACTGCTACTAAAGTGTATGCTGTGTTTTGATATTCAAAATCAAAATATAAGGAGCGAGTATTAGCATCATTATTAAGATTAGCATTAACATACACGTAAAAATAATCACCTTTAAGTAGTGGAGTTCCGTTTATATTTAGTTTAACGGTATCTGAAATAGTGTTATTAATTTCATTGTTAAGTTTTAATTTAATAACCTGTGCAGACGAAGTTAAGGCCACTAGAAGTAGCCAAGCAAAAGCGATTAATTTTTTCATTTTTATTCTAACAGTTTAGATATGAGTAAAGTGCAGGTTTTTTTTACTGCGTTTCTCATAACTGTAGAATTAAATTCACCAGATTCTGAAATCAATAATGTTGATGTGGAAATTTCTGAAGATTCGTCGGTGACCAATTCTTTTTTGATAACTTTTCCTTTTTTGTCAAGGAGTTTACCTTCCATTCTTATCACGACCTTATTTTCATCTTTATGAAATATAGAAACATTTGTACTGATTTGTTTTTGATCCATATATACTATATCAGTATTAATAGACAAATCAGCATTTTCTTTAGTTGTTAAATCGTATCCTTTATCTTGTACGATTTCTTCTATAATATTTTTTACTCCAAAAGCTAAATTTTTATTTCCTGTCATAGGTCCTATCTTGACACTATTAACTACAGGATTAATAAAAACAGATTGTTGTTGAGTAGTTGCAGGTATTTGTTGAAATCTTCCGTCAAATTTTTGAAAATACCAACTAGATATCTTATCTAGTGTATTTGTATTTCCTGTTAAATCTAAAAATACAAAAGTAATTTGAAATAGTAGTGCCGCTATTACAAATGCAAAAATAGATTTTATTAATACATTTTGTAAATTTGCATATAAATATTTATACATGTGTTAGATTTGTTACACACATAAATATCTAAAGTACAAGAAGAGATTAAGTATTTTTACTTAAATTGTGCTAATATTGTAGATAATTGATCTTTTGAAACTACACCTGAATTTCTATACACAACAGTTCCTGAATTATCTAACACTAATATTGTCGGTATTGACGTTATAGAATATTTTTCGCCATAAGAAGCGTCATAGTCTACATTAATATAATTTACACCAATTCCTAATTCTTTAGATACTTGTTGAACAATTGGTTTAAATACTTTACATGGTGCGCACCAATCAGCGCTAAAATACATAACATTCATATTACTTTATTTTAAATTTGAAACCTGTTAATTTTTCTACTTCTTCTATTGTTACTTTATTGTTACTTATTCCATCGGGTTTAGATGTATCATTATTGAATATATATGCCATACACTCCTTTGTTTTTTTAATATAGATAACTTTCCAACATTTTGTAGGAACATGTATCTTACCTATTTGTTTTGCTGATCCAACTGATCCTGCCCATACTTTAATAGAATCTTCTTTTATAGCTAGATCTCTAGTAAGAGTTTCTAAACTTTTCCAATCTCCAGCATTAAGACTATGATATTGTGGAGCCATATTAGAAAAATAAAAACATTCTTCTAATACCTTAACACCTGAACATTCATTATCGGCTGCTGGGCTCATGTGGCCACGATCAGTTCCTGATCCTTTATAATCAGCTGCTAAATTAGTTTCTGAGGCTAAAAGAGGATCTGGTGCGAATTGATCTTTTCTTGGTAGTTGATTTTCACAAGCAACTTTTCCTTTTGTCGCCCACCATTCAACTAATACAGGATACTTTAAAGATTTTGAAAATACTGTAGTATATTCTTTATGGTGTAATCTTACTGTATCTTGTGCTTTTAATGAAACACTAAAAAAAAGAACTATTGATACTATTGATAATAATCTAAACATTTTTTATTATAAATATCGCTAGTCCTGATTGTTCTCTTTGGAGTAAACGTATAGCTGTTCTTTGGTTTATTTTTCTTTTGCCACTCTTCATACTGATCTTCTTTTAACCATTGATCAGTTTGCTTTTTCATAGTCTTCAATAGCCAATTATGTCTTTGTTCTTTTGTCATATAGCAAATATAAAAAAAACCTCCGATATGGAAGCTATTTTTATTTGCAGTAAACTGTTGTTTTAAAATATAGGCTCTAAAATTTCTACTTTAATTTTAGGCTCATAATTTTTAGGAAGTTTATTTATAAATCCAGAGAAAGTTGAGTGCTGAGAATCAGGTCTATATGTAAATTCTAAATTGGATAAATTCATAACTACCTGTCCAGTAGTATGCATATTATATTCGTTGTCTCTTCTATATGGATTAAGAAAAGTATCTTTATGCCATTGTTTTGCTAATACATTAAGTATTTGTTTAGGATCAGATATTTTTTCTAATTCATCTTTTGCTGTATTCATACGAGACAAGGAAGACTTTCTTTTCTCTCCTTCTGTATATCCAGTATCAGGATAAGATATTCCGTGATTAGTACGTACGGTAACTTTTGGTTTATCTATTTTTTTAATAACTGGGAGATGTTCTGATGTGAGTTCTATAACGAATGAGTGTTTATTATTTGAAACCATAGTCATGCCTTTTACACCTACATCTTTCTTATCTTTTCCTGTGTATTCAATAATTGATTTAATAGTAGGTCCTAAATCATGATTTTCTAAGGCTTTACGTATTTTAAGACCATCATAAGAAGGTTGAACACCTTTCTTTTCTTTATCATAGTCAAATTTACCAGATAAAACGTCTGCTTCTATTTCATCATAATGAACTAACAAAGATGAGTTTATAATTCCAATCCCAAACTCATTCATTCCTTCTGACCAATCTGTCATTCTATCATGTATGTATACCATCTCAGTACCACCTCTGATCTCATGTATTATCTGTATATCTGGGCTGTACTTACGATCTCTATTCTTTGCTAAGAATGTTTCTCCATTCAAATGTAAAGTGGCAATAACACATTCATTAAGGATATTCTTAGGCATTTTCATACTAATAAATATCTAGTCATCTATATGATCATCCCACCAGTCTCTGCCGGCTTTTTTATTAACTTCGTCTTCGTCTAAAAAATCTTCACCTTTATAATCTGGGTGTTTCTTATGCATATACTCTATGCCGCCGGCCCATAACCAAGCTAGTGATCCTAATATTGATAAAAATAAAATAATAAATCCTAGCATTGTATTAATCATTAAAAGTTATTCCATTATTGTTCATTATCTCTCTAAGTTGCTCTCTTGATTTTTCATAGGCTTCATACTCCTTTTCATGGAGAGTATCATCATATTTAATTTTAGCTCTAAGCCATTGATCTAAATCCCAAAGAGTTAAATAATATTCTGATCCTTTAGTTGCGAAATTAAATTCTGTTTCATCATCCGGTAAATCAAATTCTAGTATTGCTTTCATATAATATATTTTTAATTTTTAATCCCACCATGCACGGAGATCTGATCCATCATAATCTTTATACTCCGTATATTTTTTTCCTTCTATGATTTCCCATAACTCCTTCCATTCTTTTTCCTCTAATCTATGAGCTTTATCAAAAATCATTTTATTGTGAGCTTTTTCTTCTGCTGAATCTTCATCTACTAAAATATAATAATCATTTTCTGTTTTTTCAAACTTCCACTCTTTATCACTTAGTTTACCATATTTTTCCTCAGTTCTATCAATATAATTAGAGTCTAATTTGTTTTGTATAAGCTCTATAGCTCTTCTCATTTTAACCTCTTTTTTTTCTCTACTAGAATCTATTTCAATACCTTTAGTTCTAGTACCTTCTTCTTGAATTTTTAATGATCTCTGAAAGATTTCAAGAGTAAAATGATAATCCCACCAGCGATGAGACCAGAGTTCACGTCGAAAAACCCAAATATTTTTTAAAAATAAGGGGATGTCATTAGAAAAAAGCTTATAAAATTTATATGGCTTACTTTCTAACCAAGATAAGCTCTTAAGAGATTTAAAAAAAGAATTTTCAAATTGCATTTTCATAACCTTTATATTTTATTAGTGGCAAGTTTTTTTTAGTATGTAGTACATGTCTAGGATTTCCTGATTTAGTGAGTCCTACTGTATATGCTTTTTCATTTATATTTTTTAAGATACTCTCCTTTCTATAAGTATCACCAGAATTGCCCCAAATACAAATTATTTTTTGGCAAATATCTTTCATGTGATCTATCCACTTATCATTGTCTTTTCCTATAGGATCTTTTATTTTTTTAAGATCTTTTGGGTTTGGACTTATGTAGCCATATAAATTAGAAACGACTAGACCATCAAATCCTTCTTTAATAGCTAGATCTTTTAAAATTGATATTGTACTATTTTTACCATTTTTTATTATAGATGGATTTAACCCTACAACTCCTAATGGATTAATAGATTTTTCTCCCCATTCAAAAATACTAAGATATTGATACTTCTTGCATTCGCTGACTATTCTTGTTATATTCATCTTTTACGTATTGGTATAATTCTAATGTAGTACCGTCAAAAGTTTCCATAATCCGTTCTAAATCTTGTTTGGATATTTTAAATACTTTTTTAAATTCTAATTTTAATTTACGTAAAATCTCAGCCTCTTCTTTTTGATAATCCTCCATTAGTCTTTTATGTCTTGCTCTAAACATGCTAATATGACTAACTTTATCTTCATAATGTTTTATATCTTTTACTGCATCCTCTAAAAGATAATTTTCATACTCTGCTTGATAGTAATAGTCTGATGTTTCAAAATCACCATTTACAATTTTATCATAAAATGTAGATTTATCCGGTTTAGTTTGCCTAGATTGATACCTTCTCCACCACATAAACTTATTATAGGTTTTATTATCTAGGGTAGATAATTTAGCTTCTAAAGTTTCTCTTGATAATCTTGTTGGTATAATCATAATAAATCGTAGTGTCTTGGGTAAACATGAAGATTAGTTATCATCCAATGCATTTCACCAATAGGATAGCCAGTCTTTTCTGATACTAATTCCATTAGCTTTGCAAAAGTATATTGATCATTACAGAATCCGTAAACTAAATCTATAGATCTTGCAAATACTGTCAATTGTAATTTATCATCTTTAATATAAAAATTAAGTACATCATTACAAGGAGTATCATATTGATATCTATCTAATTCATGTAATAGATAATGTACAATAATTGCACGTCTTGTTTCTTTATTTCTCTTTAGTTCATCAATAACTCTTTTAAGCTGATCATTGTAATTCCAAAAATATCCATAATTAGAATTTACTTCTGTAGTAAAAGGAACCATCATTTGTTTCCATATCTTGGCCTTCTCTGCTATTTCACTAGCATCTCTATCACCTTTACGATACCAATCCCACTCATAGTCAGCATAGTCTTGATTAAACTTACGTTTAGGAGTTTCTATTACTTTTTGTGTTGGATCTTGAATAGTAAATACTGAATTGAATATTGCTTTGGTACCTGCAAAGTCTTCACCTTTACCTAATATATAATGATAAAGATATTCAAATGCTATAGTTGGTGTTTTATATATTTTATTCTCCATATTGTTCTACTTCTATAAATTGTTTAAGAAATTGTACTCCTTCAAGATTACGATAATTAGTTAAATATACAACTTTTTTTATTCCTGATTGCAAAATAAGTTTAGAGCAGTCTAGACACGGAGAAAGCGTTAAGTATAAAGTAGATCCATCTATAGAGTTACCTGTTTTAGCTGCTTTAAGAATAGCATTTACTTCTGCATGGATTACATGTGGTAGTGTAGTATCATTTTCTTCACAAGAATTATCCATTCCTGCTGGAGTTCCATTATATCCAAAGGAAATTATATTTCCACTTTTAACTAAAACTGCGCCGACCTTAGATCGAACGCAGTGTGACAGAGTAGATGTTTCCTTTGCTATATTAATAAATACTTTATCTAATTTACTCAAGGTTTTTTATTTAATGGACTTTTAACTATTCCAAAAGTTCCATTTGAGTGAATAATTATTTGATCTGATCTATAATGTCTAACAAATCCTCCGTCGCAATGAGCAACACACCAAACATCATTTTCAAATTGCCCACTATTTGTAACATAAATAGCGTAGCCCTCTTTTCCCCCTTCTACTATTACTGGTATTGGGTGTTGAAATTCAAGCATCATATTTTCAATTTTTAAAGACCTGTTGATCCAAATCCGCCTGATCCTCTTTCTGTATTTCTAGACTGTAATTCATGTACTTCCCGTACTTCAGAATAGTTTACTGGTAGTAAAATAAATTGTACCAATTTCTGTCCTGATTTTATAAGCTGTTCTTTGTTTGATGTATTTGTCATATGAAGATGTATAATTCCTTCATAGTCTTCATCAACTACACAAGCTCCAACCATAAGACCTTGTTTAGTAGCAACTCCAGATTTATTGAATGCAATTAGGGCATTTCCTCTTGGAATTTGAGCTTTAATTCCTGATGGAATTAATACTGATTCTCCTGGTTGTAATACTACATCTTCGAAATCATTAGGTACATAAAAATCTATACCTGCACTTTCAGATGTTCCTCTACTTGGTGTCTTTACGTCTCTCGTCTTTAGAATTTTCATTTTGTAAATTATTTTGATAATCGTTTAATGATGCCATGTATGCAACTGCATCTAGCAAATTGTCTTCTTTATGATTATATGCTTGTCTAGATAGTTTTAAGGCTATCATACAATTGTACATATCTACAGCAGTAATTTCTTTGTGAGACAATAGAGAGGCTATCTTAGCCGCTTCTTGCATGCCTTCTTGCATTGGTCCATACTGCCTAGCTTTTTCTTCATTTCTTTTATAAATGATCTCATTTGCTTGTTCTAATATATTCATAAAGTAAATATAATTAAATTTATTAATCTAATAAAACTATTCTCCTAAGTACTTAATAATATCAGACTTGTCGCCCCACCCTCTTTGAGAATCAATGTCACTTGGTTTAATTGTTGGCTTTGGCATATTTCTAGCTACATTCCAAAACCAATCTTTTAAGTGTCCATATTTTTTCATATATTCCCAACCTTTTGCATCATAAGTTTTAATACAATCAAATGGAGTTTCTATTTCTGCATTTTTTAGAAAATCTTTATGATGAGTATAAAATTTGGCTCTACCTAATTCACCTGGTTGTACGTTTCTTGCAACTGCTACCGCATTAAAATTTGTATTTGGTAGAGCAATTTGTAATGTTCTAGATAAAACTCCTGTAGAAAATACAGTCCACATATTCGGAATTATTTTATCTTTAAATGCGTCATGAAATATTCTTACTCCTCCTGCTACAACTTGTTCATGTTTAAGTCCAAATGGTAAATACTTTGCTCCAATTTGTTTTGCAAAATCTTTTGCCCAACCATTAATAGTTGGCATAGCCGGTGTTTTTAAAAATATAGGAGTCGCGCCATCTTCAATAACTCTAAGCTGGTGCTCAGATGCTTCTTTAGATGCTGGCATAAATAAGATCAACTTCTTATTATATTTTTTTGCAAGATATGTAAGTGAATACGGAGCATAACCTGTTCTTGGTGCTACATAAACTAAAGTGTCTTCTTTTACTTGACTGATCATGAAGTCTCCCATTTTAGCTTTAGTGCCATATTGAAATTCTCCATCATCGACTATTGTAAAACCTTCTGCTTGTTTTAATTGAAATTCAAAATCATGTTTATAGTCTTTTGTCATTTCAAGATAGTAGTTTAAATCCCTACCGTCAGACATGTCTAAATTAGATTGATCTGTTGCTTTGTTTATAAACATAACTATTTTAGTTTAGTTGCGAAGTCATAGTATTTATCATGACCCCACGTTTGTTTAAGAATAGAATTATTATACATTCTTCTACCATTATTTTTAATAATATGATCTTCAGACTGATATTCTTGAAAATATCTTACCACGTCGCAAGCTCTACTATCTTCACAATCAATAGGATTTAAATTATATCTATTTGATAAGAATTGTAGCACTTCATTAATATACTCGAACTCTTTTACTTTAGGACTTACTTTAGGAAATATTGCTTTAATACAACGAACTGCATTTGTTCCAGCGTATACCCAACCTTTAGGATTAACATATTGAGGGAAATACTCTCCTAAATCTGCAGCGAATGCAGTTACAACAAAATTCTGTTTTTTAAATCCAATATTGTTTAGATATTCATTACCTATATCAGTTACTTGATATATGTCAAGTCTTTTTGTAGTAACAGCTTCATATATGTGTCTAACTAAGCCTTCTGCATGATCAAGAATAAATCTTCTCAAGTGACCTCTAGTCTCACCTTCAAATGTAAATTGAGGAAGTAGATAACCTTTATTATCTGTAAATGGTGTTATCCTATTATAAAGGTCCTGCTTCCATTCTGGCCATGTGTAACGCTCTTTCAATATAGAATCTACAATCCAAAAATTACCGAAACCATGCGTTCCTAATACATCCTTGATATGATCTGTTTTATATCTAGGAACATAATTAATTCCTGATCCACATAATCTAAATAGATAAAATAACATGAACCAATCAAACTCGTCTTTAATATCATGATGAGTAAAGTGGGCACCCATACCTCTTAGATCTTTCTCTTTATACCATACCGCTTCTGTAAATGCACAGAATGCAGCAAATCTACGATGTGCAGTATCATAAATAGGTACATGATAAATTAGATCATCATTTACATCTTTATATAGATCTCCTTGATATGGAAGTTTTAAACTACCATGCTGTTGCATTAGTAGACTTCGTTTATCATATTCATCTAATGCGTCTAACAGTTTTTCATTAATTATAAATTTTTGCATTAGTCATTATATTGGTTAAAGTACTTATAATATTTAGGCTTTAAATGTACAGATTGTTTAGGTTCCATATACTCAAACATTTTTGTACCATCTTCATCGATCCATTCATCAGGCCATTGAATTGTATTGAGTCCTGAATTATTCATTATTCTATTAGCAGCATCTCTTAAGTCCATTCGCTCTTGTCTTGTTCCAAAAAATGGTTGTTTAAGATATAAACCTGTACCAGGTAATTTACGACTTTCATGCTCAACAGGTAACAAATTAACTAGAGTTGCATTATTTAATTTCTTAGCAAATTCTATATATCTTCTAAATAGATCTCCTGTTGCAGCTCTTGGATTTTCTTGCCTCATTAAATGAAAACGAAGATCAATATTTCCAAAATATAAAATTACTTCATCATACTTTTCATTCCACTCTTTAACTAAAGAATCCGCATCTTTTAAAAATCCAAACAAAGTTTTACCATCAGTTCTGTTAATACCGAAACCAGGTTTCCAAACACTAAGTGAGTGTGAATCTCCTCTTACTATTTTTTTAGTTTTCTCACCATACTTTGTAGCAAAGTCAATAGTTTTACCTGTAGGGAATTCTCCTTCAAGACCAAATCTTTTATTGAATTGAGAAAAGTCTAATGACTTATTAATAAATTTAATAGTACCTTTATAATCAAGAATAGCTTTTAGCTTCTCTGTATGTTCAGGTTGAGGACCTCCAATAAAATTAAAAGTATTTTCTTGATAATTAACTCCTTCTAAAATGCAGAGGCAGTCATATTCATTCCAAGTACCGGGTTCTGGATTAACTGTAAATTCTACTTCTGGAATGGATTCTTTTAGTATACTAACCATGATCCGTGAATAACCACCACCATGATGATTTTGACTGTTACTCACATTATTTAGCATTCCTACAATTGCTGCTTTCATAACCTATTATTTATTCAAATATAAATAATTTCTAATTACTTAGAAACTTTATCTATTAAGTATAATAAAAAAGCCCCCGTAATTGAGAGCTCTTTATTATTTAACTATTGAAATCTTCTCCATCTTCTATTGACGTATGGTTTTGATCATTAAATTTTGATTTTAACCATTCTTCTTTAGTAAGAGGAGCTCCATATTTATACAAAATATCAGCACATCTTTCACTGGTTTTTTTAATTTCATCTACACCTTCCCAATATTTTTTACAAAAAATATCATATTTTTCATCTACTGTCATAACATTTATATTTTTATTACTATCCTACAATCCACTCACCATTTATTTGATTTATAGATACGTCTTGATCTTGGTAATTATCATCATATATATGAATACCGGCGGCATCTGTTCCAAAATCCATACCTGCGGCTTTAGCGGCATATATAAAATTTTGCCTATCTAAATTTAATATCTGTAGTACTTTATCTAATTTATCATACCCATATGGTTTACTAATTAAAGCTTTGATTACTCTTACTGCGTTTTTACCTTGCGTGGTATTAGTAAATGCTCTAGCATTTTCCATATCTTGAGCTTCTTTATCTGCTAATTCTTTATCTACATCATCCCAAGATTTTTCTTCTTTCAATATGCCAGCTAATTGCTGCATTCTTTTACTTTCGTTTAGTTGCGTTTTCATTTTTTATTATTTACTATAATAAATATATGAAAAACCCCACCGAAGTGGGGCTTTATTTTTTACATCATACCCATCATTGGGTCTGCTGGTTTCTCATCTTTACCTAATTTTTCAAAAATAACACTTTCAGTTGTTAGGATTGTTCCTGCTACTGAAGCTGCGTTTTTTAGTGCAGTAATAACCACTTTTGCTGGATCAATAATACCTGCTTCAAATGCATCTACTATTTTATGATTTTTTGCATCATAAACTTGACCTTCACCAGGAATTTTTGTCCACCATTCTTTTACTCCTGCATTATCAAGAATTTTCTTAAATGGAGCTTGAAGTGCGTCTACTAGAATTGATCTTGCAATTGATACATTAACACTAGTTTCTGCTCTATGATTAAGAGATGATTGATATAATGCAGTACCACCTCCAGGAACTACTCCGTCTTCAAGTGCTGCTTTAGTCGCAAATAATGCATCTTCAACTCTATCTTTCTTTTCTTTAATTTCAATATCAGAATTACCACCTACAGAAATAATTGCAACACCGCCAATCAACTTACCAAGTCTTTCTTGTAGTTTTTCTTTCTCATAAAATGAAGTAGCTTTTTCAATTTGATCTTTGATCTCAATTGCTCTAGCTTCAATTTTAGCTTCATCCCCTTTACCATCTACAATAGTAGTTTCTTCTTTAGTAATAGTTGACATTCTAGCAGTGCCTAAAAAATCTGTAAGTTGCGCAGGAGTTAATTTATCAAGCTTATGCCCTTTATCTTTAGAAATTACTTGTCCTCCAGTTAAGATAGCAATATCTTCTAAGATCAAAGTTTTTCTTTCACCAAAATCAGGTGCTTTTACTGCGCATACTTGAATAATACCACGCATTTTATTTACAATAAGTGTAGCTAGTGCTTCGTCTCCAATATCTTCTGCAACAATTAATAGAGATCTATTTTCTGAATTTGCTTTTGTAAGTACTTGAAGTAATTCTTGTGCAGTTGTAATACGTCCATCATACAATAAGATATAAGGATTTTCAAGTCCTGCTTGCATTGTTGTATTATTAGTAACAAAGTATGGAGATTTATATCCACGATCAAATTGCATACCTTCAACAACTTCAAGAGAGGTTTCACCAGTCTTAGATTCTTCAATAGTTACAACTCCTTCACGTCCAACTTTTTCAATTGCAGTAGCAATTAAATTACCGACTTCTGGATCATTATTACCTGAAATAGTTGCGACTTGTTTAATTTGTTCTTCAGAAGAAATTTCAGTTGCTTTGTCTTTAATTTCTTGAATTACTTCTAAAACAATTTTATCAATTTCATTTTTAATCTCAACAGCATTATAACCTTGGCGAATTTCTTTTAATCCGGCTTTTACAATTTCAGTTGCAATTAATGTTGATGTAGTTGTACCATCACCTGCTTCATTTGCAGATTTTACACTTACTTGCTTTACAAGTTGTGCACCAAGATCTTCAATATCATCTTCTAGTTTATGAAAAGCTTTTGCAACTGTTACACCGTCTTTTGTAACTTTAACTTCGCCAGATTGTTCACGAATCAAAACAGTACGCCCTCCTGGACCTAGTGTTGATGATACTGATGCATTTAATTTTTCTATACCGGACAATAACTTTTCTTTAAGTTCTGTTCCAAAAACATTTTTTGTTGTACTCATATTATTTAATTTTTTTATTCAATAACTCCTAAAATATCTGATTCTTTACAAATGAAATAGTCTTGTCCATCAAGAACAATTCTTTGAGATCCCATTTTAGGGATTAGTGCAATCTCGCCTACTTCTAAAGTAGATACTACAAATTTATCAGTGTTATAATTGTAGATGTCTGATGTTGCTACTACTTCTCCCATTTCAGGTCTTTCTTTGCCTAGATCAGGAATAATGATATTACCGAATGTCTCTTCTTGTGTTTCTACGGGTTTCAACAAAATGAAACCATTTAGTGGGGTTATTTTATTCATATATTGTTAATTTACAATTTCTAATTCATCTATTTTAATACAAAAATAGAGTAGGTTATCTTTTTTATAGACTGCGTCTACTCCAAGCCACTGCTTAATTCCTTCAAGATCTTTTATTCGATCTTCAAATAGAACTCGCTTGACTAGGAACAAGTCATCATTTACTTTAATAAAATTTTTGCAGATTGAAAACATAACTTAGGTAGGTAGGCCTTACTTTATTTAATTTCTATTTGTTTTGGTTTTTTAGATTCCGCATAAGGAATGTCTAAAATTAAAAGTCCTTTATCAAGTTTTGCTTCTAATTTAGAAAGTTCAAATTTAACTGAAATTTTCCAACTTAGATCAAACCCTGATCTTTTAATTCCGCGATAAATAACAGATTCTTGATTTACTGGCTTTACTTTTTCGTATTTGATACGAAGCTGATCTCCATCGACTAAGATGTCGATATCTTCTTTGTCTAAGCCTACTGCAGCAATTTCAAATTTAATGCCGTCTTCTGTTTCGTAAATGTCTACTGGATGTGATATTTTCTGCGTAATAGCAGAGAAGTGTGGTGCTGTTTCGAAGAGGTCTTTCCAGAGCAAGTCAAATGGATCGAGCTCTAATGGTCTTAATGTTCCCATGTTTTTTTGTTTTGTGTTCCCTTCCGGTGAACGGTTTATAAATGTTTATTTCGTAACTAAAGGCCTACCGTACCTTTTATTATAAATATATATAATTTTTGTAGAGATAAACAATTTTTCTTTTTAGTGACCATCACGAAGGTTTTTAGCTAGGGATGGCGGTGCTTTTAAAGCAATGCTAAGTTTAGTAGTATTCTCCATGCAATCCTGGACGATCTTGGCCGCATCTTCTGCGATATCATGATCTACTTCAATAACTAACTGGTCATGGATCTGGGCACATACCCAGCCTCGTATATTTAGTTCCCTAAACTTTCTATTGATAGCTAATGCTGCACGGTTTACAATAGACGCAGCAAGACCTTGTATCTGAACATTACAACTATTGTTTAATCCATTTATGTAATCTCTTGAAAGACTTTTTACTTTATCTACACCATATTGGTATTCCATTTCTTTCTTTATATTCCAATCAAGTAAATCGTCTCCAATTTTATCATAAATTGCTTTTACTTTAGGCAAGTGTCTTACGCGTCCAACTTGAGTTTTAACAAATCCTACAGCTTTTGCTTGAGCTTTAGAAGAGTCCATCCACTCTTTAAGTTGAGGAAATCCGTTTAAATAACCTTCAACAAGTTTCTTTGCTTCTTTAGTAGCAATACCTAAATTCATACCTAGAGCATAAGCACCCATTCCATAAGGAATACCTAATGAATAAGCTTTAGCTTTATTTCTTAATTTAGGATCTAATTTACGTAGATAGTTAGGTGCTTTTTTATCTGGTGAATATTGATTTAGCTTTTCTGTTTTTATTGCAATAGTAGAATAAAAATCCCAACCATTTCTAAAAATATCTTTTAAGCCTTCATCACCAGATACGTGAGCAAAAGTATGTGGCTCAAGAGATTCATAGTCACAATCAATAAAAATATTATGTTCATCTGGAATAAAAAATGCTCGGATCAAATTATTATATTCAATAACTATTGGATCATCGTCTCCTTCCTCTTTAGGTCTAGGTAATTGTTGAGCATCAGAACCGTATCTACCAGATACTGTACCATGTTGTTTATAATAGAAATAGTATCTACCATCTTCTTGAGCTGTTAAAAATCTTTCTATATAAGTAGATCTAATTTTAAGTAGTCTATTATATATTCTAAGGTTTTTTGCCCAACTATATTTCTCTGCTATTGATTGGACCATATCATCATCAAATTGAGGTTTGCCTTTTGCAGTCTTTGACATTGGTTTAATACCAAGAACTCCAAAAGCAATTTCACCCATTTGATCTTTAGATTGTATGTTAAAAAATGCTCCATCATTATCTTCTTTCCATAATCGAAGACTAATCTTAATACACAAATCTTTATCTAGTACTGCAGGATCTCCATGTATCAAAAAGTGTTTTATTTCCGATTCAGGAAGTCTTGTTAGTGCAGATTTATTTATATTAAATTTTTGTGTTTTTTCTGATCTTTCTAAAGGTAGATCAAATTCTTTACATAACTCCTGAGCGAATGTTCCTTTATTATTTGCTGGATATGCATCTTGCGCTTTATAAACAACCCAGGCTTTTACATCAGAGCTTTGCAATAATTCTTTCATCACAAGATCAGAATATTCTTTTAAATGAACTTCTATATCTGTCTTTGCTTTATTAATTAACGGAAGATCAAGTTTAACTCCTACTTGTTCCATAGGAATAGTTACTTCTTTATATAAAGGCATAACTTCATCTTCAAAGAAAAACTTTTCTAGACCTTCTGCATAAAGCTGCTTAATAAAATGATTATAAACTCTTAAAGTTAAATCTGTATCTGCAGCAGCATATTCTGAAAGTAGCGCTAGATCTGCTTTCCATATTTCGTAACTCTCTCTTGTAATTGATCCACCATTTTCTTTAATAGAAGTCTTAAGAGCTATTTGTTCTTCATTAGCAGCTTTTTCAACATCTAAACCAATATGTGTCTGAATCATTTTAGCTATATCTTTGAGGCCGAATGGAGAACCTGCCATATAACCTGCGCCCTCTTCTTTTACTGTATGCACTAATAAAAGTGTATCTGCATAAAGACTAGGAAGTAGATCAACACCATAAAAACACTTAACGAATCTTGTATCAAAAGATGCGTTATGCATAATTAATTTTTTCCCAATAAGTAATGATATTGTTTTCTTTGCCAGATCATGAGCGAGTTTATCTTCAATCATTGCATCTTGAAGCTCATTATCTTTGAATATCATAGTTGGCATATAGTATCCTTTTCCTTCTTCACCTGAGACAGAGAAACCTATGATTTTACCTTTACGAGGATTAAGACTATTTGTCTCTGTATCAAATGCTATTACGTCATTCGCTTTAATGTGTTCAATTAGACTTTTTAATTTGTCTATTGAGTCCACAGTTACATAACTTTTATTCATAAATCAAATATATAAAAAGATGCTTAATTAAAAAAATAAATCCTTATAGCAATTCTTCCTTGAGAATCAACTTCTTAGCCTCTTCATAAGTTACTTGATATTCTTTTCTTCTATTTTTAGTGTCTTTGATAATGTCTAACTCTAAACATAAAGTTATAAAACTGCGAGCTTCAGATTGAGTACAGTTTATTTTTTGATTTTTTACTATAGACATAAATTTACTTGCAGATAAAGTAAGATCTCCAGGATTCTTTTTTCCTGCTTGAAAGTATAATTTAAGTAATTGTAAATTTAATTGTATTTGTTTATATTTTGGAGTAGCTAATAAAGTTTTAGTTTCTTGATAAGTTCCGATTAAATAAAATGAATTGAATGCGACACCTAACACTATAATAAACTCTAAGAAAATAGTCATGAATATAAAAGCTACATCGTTCTCTTTATTTTTATCTATAGTTAATTTAGAGCCAGTCTCTGTTTTAACTTCTATTTTATTTAATTTAGTTTCTTTTATAGATTCTAATGATGCAACTGTAGAATCTCTATATCTTCTATCCTCTCTCGTTTTCGCTGGTTGTGATCTATAATATAGAATTTCTTTATCATAGTACTTACTTATTGAATCTTGTTTATTAGCGATACTACTATCTAAAGTTGATACTATTTCTTCAGTACTATCTACTAACCTGTGTGCTCCATTTATAGAAAGGTAAAAAGATCCTGAGATTAATAACAAAGAAACTATAAAACCTATTACCAAACCAGTGTTTATTTTTTTCAATTGTAAGACAGATATAGAAAATTGTTCTATAACAAATCTTTTTGTTAATTCATAACCAGTTAAAAATAATGCAATAAAAACTGTTAAAAACGTATTCTGATACGGAAATAGATCTGGAAGTGTGTCTGTTATAGACTTTATAAAAAAGTATCCGAAATAAATAAGAAATATATTACCTAAAAATGAAAAGTAATATAGTACTTTATTAAGAGCAAAAAAGTTTTTTTCAAGCTTAAGGATTTCTAATTTTACTTTAAGCTTTTCAAATTTTTCTAATTTCATAACTATTTATTTTTTTTATACGGAATAAGTTTATTTAACTTATCTTTTCTTCTAGTACAACCGCAGTCTTGTTTACCAAATAATTTTGCTATCTTATCTGCTAAAATATCTATGCCAAAAAAGTTAGTTACTTTAGCAATAGTATCTCCAAGACCTTTAGATTTTTGGTTTAACTCTTGATTTACTTTTTGATTCTTTTTCATCTATTGATTTTTGAAGTTTTTCAATATTAATACTAGTAGTCATAGCAAGTATTCCTATTTGTTCCCAAATAAGATCTAATTCTTTATTTTGTAAATGAAATTTTCTTACCTGCCAAACTTGAATTCCCATTAAAATTAAAGTGACCACTAAATATACTATTCCTTCACTAATTGTTAATATCATAACTTTATTTTATATAAATCAAATATACATTATTAATCTGATTCTTTATCTTTTATTTTTGTAGTTCCCTTAGTCCACTCTGGATCATATGGGCAATGTCTGCATTTATTTCCACAACACTCTCCTCTATCTAAATGAAAGAGAGCGGTAAAAACCACTCTCCCATTTTCTAAATAATAGTGTTCATTTTCTATAAAATCGTTATTAGACAATTTCACATGCACCTCCTGCGCAGGCTAATTCTCCTTTTTGATCAGTATAATCTTCAAATTCGATTACTTTAGAAAGATCTACTTCGTGTAAAGTTGAAATAAAATTATCGAATTGTTCTTTAGTTATTGTTTCAAAAGGAGCTTGAACATAAGATCCGTTATCGTAAGGTAGACAAGATAGAGCGGTATAATTATTTCTATTATTCCATGCCCATTCACCAACCTCAGGCCACTCTTCTGTTTTAAGAGAAATTGTTACAGATACATTGTGCGTATTACGTCCTGTTCTATGTCCAGGTTTAATCCATTCTTTATGCATTTTTTCTACTCTATGTAATAGATCCATTGCAGATTCAGATCTTGTAATTGCTCCTTCTGGTGCTTTTTGTGGAATTGTAACTACTGCTTGAGATTGAGGTTTAAAGTATTCATCTTCTATTAACTCTGGATGATTGATTAACAAGTGAGTATATAAAGATTCGTTCTTACCAAGTCTAATTCTTCTGAAATAATAGTCATCGTGCCAAGCATGAACTCCAGATGAAGTTCCAAGAACGCATGAAGTAGTTCCTGAAGGTTTTACTGTTGTGCATCTAGCAGCTTTATGTATTCCAAGAATTTTAGCTACTCTTTCATTTTCTTCTTTTACAATTCCTGCCGCTTCTTTCATACTTAATTTTAATACAGCCCCAGAAGCAATACCTGTCATACCAACACCAATTAGTGCATCTTTTTCAGTTGTCTTTTTCCATATTTCACGAAGATAGTGAAAATCAGTATATGAAGCTTGAAGAGTTCCGATAAATGCTGCACCTTTAACTCTTTCATTTAAATCTTCTTGAGATTCAAGATTAGATACATTAACTTCACAAAGATTACAGAATTGGAAAGGTCTTAATGCAATTTCAGCGCATGGATTAGTTCCCCAATCTTTATCATTAGTAAAGAAAAATCCTGGTTCACCTGCGTTAGATAATTCAATTTTTTTCCACAAGTCCATAAACTCTTCTTTTTGAATACGATCACGAAGAATAGTTGCAGAATTATTTGCTCTACCTCTTTGTGGATTATTTTCCCACCAAGCGCCAAATTTACAAGTTAACATTTCTTCATCATCGAAAGAAAATAAACTAATTAGAGCTGCACGACGAATACCTCCTGATAATACTGCATCGGCAATATAACAGATCATATCATGACATTCAATAGGAGTTAACTTATCTCCTGTTTCTTTACGATCTAATATTTTTTGAATTTGAAATAGACATTCTTTTAGAGGTTCAGGACCAGGAGCTTTTCCACCTGCTGTAATAAGCATAGATCCCTTCGGTCTAATATCTCTAAAATCAAATTTAGGTCTTGGACCTCCTACTAAATAAGATTTCATTAGTAGTTTTATTGCGTCTGCCCAACCTTCAATAGAGTCTCCAATAAGATATCTTTTTTCTTTAGTAGGTTTAACTATTTCAGGAAGTTGTTCCACATGATGTTTTTGTACTGAATATCCTACCCCGCAACCGCCTAAAAGTAAAAACATTACTTCTGAGAATACTCTCCAATCATCAACAGGAGCAAAAGAGCAGTTAAATATACGAGCATTGTTAATAGCAATGGGCTTTCCTGCAAATTGCATGGAACGCATTGACGGTAGAATTTTTTTATCATAAACTAATTTATATACACTTTCAATTTCATCTGTTAATTGCGGGAACTTTTGTAAATGCATTTCTTTGTTTCTGGTAACTATCTCATTCCAAGTTTCTCGTCTTTTTACATCTGGTAAATACTTTGCATACTTGTTATAGACTGTGATTTCAGACAAAATTTGTTGTGTAATGTCCATTTTTAATTGTTGTTTATTAAAGTTTAAAAAATAAAAATTTATCCTAGAAAACTACATAGCTTTCTAGCACAGGTCAAAACCCTTTGTTAATATTTAATGATTTGAACTATTAAATAGTTCCAGGAAGAGTCGAACCGTTTGTGGTTGACTGATTTAGAGTAGCAGTTGTCTTTTGAATTTTACTGATGCTAGTCGTAGTCAATTTACTATATTGATTAGGAGACTGTGAATTCAACTGAGCAATTTTATCATTATATTTAATTGCTGGTTCAGCTGCTCTGAAATTGTCACCTTTTACTGCTTTTTTGAATAGATCAATTATAAAATTCATGGTATCTGTTTTTCTCTAATAAATATAGCTCTTTTAGCTAATTTATAGTCCTAACTCAAAAAATTTATTTGACAAATAAGCTTTCTCATCCCTGTCTAATGAAGAACCGAATGTTTTAGGCTGATTATTATTTTGGTTTTGCCCTTCTATATTTAGTTCATCATCATTTAAGCTATCAGAATTGATCTCAATATTACCATTATTGGTACTTATTTTGGCAGCATAAGTCATTCCATCCATACCGTATCTGTTCTTCATAATATGCATACGACCAGTTCCATTTACTTTATCCTGTCTTTTTCTTGATAAAGACATAGCAAAATCCGCAATCATCATCTTATTATAAGATCCTGCCGCCTTATCTCCTTCGATTACATCATCTTTAGCACCCGCTCTATTTACCTGAGAAACTGTCCAAATTGGAACCTTAAGTTCTCTAGCCATTCCTTTAGTCGCTGTATAAACATCGTCAATAGCATCTTTTGGATCAATAGACTTTGTTTTACTCTTTAGAAGATCTACATAGTCAATAATAACTAGATCCGGTGGATATCCTAGATCGGCACATTTTTGGATATGTGATTCAATAGTATGGGTAGTTGCTTTACCCATAGGGAATTCTTTAATAATTAATTTGCCTTTCAATTTAACCACAGATTCCTCAATAGAGCCGCGATGTTTGTGAACTTGTTGAACATCTATACCTGTAAAAAGAGCATCATAACGTTTGCCTACGTAGTACTCAGATAGTTCTAAAGTATAATGACACACATTAAATCCTGCTTGTACAGCCATCGCTCCTAGATTAACTAGCATCCATGATTTTCCTCCACCAGGATTACCAAATATAAGTCCTAGATCTCCTTTACCGAGTCCTCCCATTAATAGTTCATTAATATGTGGCCAAGCTGTCGGTATTGCCGCCCTCTCTTCTTCACGATATCTAGTTTCAATATCTTTTTCATATTCATGTCCTATTGACTTATCTTGACCTGCTTTTAATGCAGCATCCATCATATACTTAATATCATCATATTGACCTCTTTCTAAAAGAGTGACAGAATTAAGAATAGCTTTTTTAAGTTGCTGATTTCTACAGAAATTTGAAAATTCTTGCTCTACGTATTCTCTATCTTCATTAGCAGCTTTAAAAGCCTCTTTTAATTGATCAACTACACTAACCTTTAAAACTTCATTTTCTATTTTTCTTACCTCAACTTGAAGTGAATCTAATGATGGTGTTGTATGATATTTGTAATAATATCTAATAATCTCTCCTACAATCCATTTATGTGCTGGATTATCAAACATCTCTGTATCTAGAATATCATTTATATTCTGTAAAAATTCTTTATGTTTTAACAAGCTAGATAAAACCTTAACTTGAAAACCCATTCCGTACTGTTGCAACTGATTTAATGAACTCATAACTTATTTATATTTTGCTATTTGATTAAAATGCTTGAAAATCCATGATGGTAAATTGGCGATCGCATTACCTAGATTATCTTCGTTATACAAATTAATAAATTCTTGTGAATTAAGCTCTTTATTAGGGTGAAGTATCAAAAAATCTATCTCTTCTTTTGCTTCGTCCGGAATATTAGGCTCTCTTAAATCCATGAGCTTCTTATTAATCCGTAGTTGATATTCATAATTAACTATTGACTCATGCAATTTTTTATCTCCGGCTTTACACTTTTCTAATATTTGATCTAAACTTATTTCTTTTTCAGAACCTAACTCAGGAAATAACTTAAGCATTGTTTTAGATCCTAGTCCTCTTACTCCAGGTACATTATCTCCAGAGTCTCCTAATAAAATCTTTTGCGTTAAAAAATTATCAGTAGTTACTCCATACTCAGATAAAACCATATCTTTATCATAGAATTTTTTCTTAATAGGAGAGTAGACTGATATTTTTTCATTAACTAATTGTAGGAAGTCTCTATCAGAAGACATGATTGTAATTTCTCCATCTAATTTTCCTGCCATATATCCTATAACATCATCTGCTTCAATTTTATCAATTGATATAAGATCTACAGGAAGTTGTTTTAGATAAAAAATTAATCTTACAATTTGATTTGTAATAGACTCTGATTCTTCTTGTTGAGATTCAAATGCGTCCCAATTAGTAACTCTATTAATTCCACGATTTCCTTTATATTCAGGATAGATATATCTTTTATTTGTAGACCCACCTTGACCATCAAAGACTAGAATCACTCTAGTCGGTCTAACTAGATTAATAACGTATCCTAAAGATCGTAAAAATCCTGTTAGACCTCCTATATGATTTCCTTGTGGATTAATATGTCTTATTACTGTAAAAGCTCTTAAAAAAGTGTTTAGAGAGTCTATGATTAAGACTCTACTATTTACACTATCATCCATCTTCTCCTCTTTTAAAGATTCGAATATTTTTTGGTATTCTTTATTCATTATTAATCTTGTAGATCAAATATATCTGGTGACAATTCTGTTTCCTCTTCTACTACGTCAAAGGTTCCAGATCCTAAGACCTTTGTCCATTCATCGCTATGTTTCTTTTTATATTCTTCAAGATCTTTTTTATCGTCTTTAATAAAGCCATGAACAGTCATAAGAACTTTATTCACCGCAGTAACTCCTGTTATGTGATTTTTATCACAACTAATTCTAGTTCTTTTAGCAAACTCAATCTCTTTACCATTTTTAGTGGCTTTGATTTTATTTGTTCCTGCTTTTGCAATATTACCAAATGTAATAATAAGTGATGAATCAAAATACATTGTATTACCACCTTTATTATTCATAGTTGGTTGACCCATTGGACTATCAGGTTTAGCTACCCAAATTTTATTTACTGCTACTAATGTATTAGTATAAGGTTGGCTTGCTTTACGAGATAGTACAATTCTTTGATTGATAAAATTACCAAATTGTTGAGACATCGCTCCTGCATTCCACTCATTATTATTTGTAGATTTTTCTATACTCATTCTACATGGAATAGATCCTACTGAATCCCAGAAGAAACAAATATCATGAGGTAGTGTACCTTTCTTTTGTTCATCAAGAATATCTGCAATAAATGCTGATACATCTTCTACGCAATTAAGCTTTTCTCTATCAATGTATAAAAAGAATCCTTGATAATCTATAACTTCTCCTGTTACAGGATCTGCTACTTCTTCAAATTGAAATCCCATAGCTCTTGCATGACTCCAATCCCATTTCATTTCTGTAATAATAAAAACAGGAAGTATTCCCATCTTTTGTGCAGAAACTGCGGCCTCTAATAAAGCAGTTGTTTTACCAGTATCAGAGTGTCCACGAAGTAAAGTAATATGCCCGATAGGAATACCAGGAATTTGTAGCGTGTCTTGAAATGCTTGTGATAGTGGAATCCAAGAAGGTTGCTTGAATACTACACCAGAAGATAAATTTTTACCTTTCTTAAATTGTTCTAAAGTATTAGTACCTTTGATTGCACTAGATATAGTGCTATTTAATGATGATTTTCCCATACGAAACTGTTTAGTTTAAAAACCCCTTCCGAAGAAGGGGCTTTTTTTGTTAGATGTCAAATAGGCTATCAATTTCTGAATCTACACTTGCTTTTGAAGTATTCAGACTGTAACCTTGTTTAGGGGCTGGTTGTTCCCAAGGCAGATCGCCTGCTGGTTTTGTTACTACCTGTTCAGCAGCTTCTTTAATCTCTTCTTCAGGATTTAAATGTGCTAGAAGAGCTGTTTTCATTTCTTCATAGCTATACCTTTTGAATTGAGTTAGAGGATCTGGTTGTGTTTTTAACCATAGATCTACTTTTGCAGCATCATCAGATAGTGGAGTAGATTTTGTACGTACCCTAACAGTAGAAGTATTATACATTAATCCAGTGGTTTCTTTACCAGCTGTTTCAACTGTAATGTCTCTTCCTGTAATAGGATCTGTGTAATCTCCTACGTCCTCATCTTCGGCGATACTTAACAAGTCCATGTAAACTTGCTTACCAAATTCCCAAAGCCTAACGCCTTTATCTTCTTCGCCTCTTACAATGACAGGAACAAAGATACGGAGTTTCGGTTCAAGCTTTTTAGCCATTTGCCAATTGTCTTTTTCGCTAGACTTTCTTAAGCCTTGCGCAAATTCAACGATTGGATCTTTTTCGCCAAAATTTGATAAACTAATCATGGATCTGTTATTGATCCCGTAATGCATTAGAACCTCTTTAAATGGGTTCTGTTTGTCAAACATTGAAGGTACGATCCTTACTGAATGTTTGCCCACGGTAGGCCTCCAAAGGGTCTGGGAAAGGTCTTTCTTCTGTCCTCCACGTGGATTTTGTAGAGCCGACAGTCTTGATTTTAAAACGGAAATGTCCATACGTAACTGATTTTTATAAATGTAACAAAAAAAACTTAATCGGAAATAGTTTTTCTTTTAAGTTAGATAGCAACTATCTTATGAATAGCAGTATTTAACTTTTTGAGGTCGTCTCCTTGAGTAAGGATAACTGAGTTTTTATAATCATCCCAAGTGATAGGAAACGATGTATCTAGTACTCCACCATTTAATTTCTTAATCAAAGTGTTAAGAGCATTAATAGTATATAAGGTATTAGTTTCTTTCTTTCTATGCACTAAGATAGTATTTGGAAGAATTTTTGTTTGTGCTCCTTCAATTTCAATATTATAAGTACATAAGTACTCGTTAGAATCTATTGAAGATAAAACAAATATCTTTTTATATAGAATTGTGTATTCTTTATTTATTTCTCTTAGTGTATCTTCTAAACCATCTTTTGGCGAAAAGGTACAAAATAATTTATTCATAAGCTGGTCTGATGTAATTTCTACTGCATTCATTTGCTCCATAACCTTTTGTTTACTGTTAATAAATATTGAATATTACTAGAAAGCATAGTTAGATCCGTATTTGTGCTTGACAAGCATGTTATCCCCTTCTAATATAGTTTTGATCTTTTTTAGTAAGGTTTTGCCATCCTCTTGTGAAAAATCGAACAAAAAGGAGTCATATGTGATTAAAATAAGCTTTGTTTTCTTTTTAGTTAGTAGTTTGTTTATTTCTAATATCTTGAATATATTTTCTTTAGTTTCTAGATTTTGAACAATATAATTGAATAACTTCAACTTATTCATATCAGGTAACTTTTTTAGGATCCTTCCTGTAGGTAAAATTAATGCTTTATGTGCATTATATTTTTTCCATTCTTGTTCTATAAATTCATTAAGAGATTTAAAGAAATCAATATTTTGGTATTGTTTTTCTATACCTCCATAAAGCTGTTTAAATGTAATAGACTTGGATTCTTTATATTGCTCTGGAGTTAAGGTTTCTACACTAAAATATAATTTTCCTAAGTATTCATGCATAGACTCTTTTGGACATTCAAATCCAATCAATGCAGAAATTAATCTTAAATGATATGCGTCAAAATCAAACTCAACTAAAAAATCATTTTGCGGTATAAAGCACTTTCTAAATTCTTGATCTTTTGGTATTGCTAAAAAGTTAACTCCATTAAATGAGTTAGTTGGTCTAGCAGTTAAATTATATAAGTTATAATAAGAATAAATCTTATCTCCTAATAATGAATACTCTTTATGCTGAAAAGTGAACTTCTCATGAAAGCAATTAAGATCTATTTTTATTCCTGTTTCTTCAACATGCTTATAAGCGTCAACTAGTTTATTTTGTAGTTCAATATCCATTTCTAATTCAAAATAGTCTTTGACTAATTGATATAAACATTGACACTTTTCATAGTGTTTTGAAATTGGAATAATTTCATTTATAGTAGGTAGTGCAGGATACTTTATATAAAAATCTCTGTGCACATTACTATTACACTCAAAAGAACTGTATTCATTATTTTTATCTAAACAGATAAATTGAACATCTATAGAATTAGGAAGATCTAAAAAGTAAGAATGTAATTTACTATCTAGTAAGTAGATCTTGTTATGCTTTTGTAAAAATGACTGTACTAATTTAATATCTAATGAAAAGCCTTCTTCATGATTAATAACAAATATATAGCCTTTCTCTGAATTATTATAATAGATTAGACTTACTCTGGTAAGTTTGGGATGGTAGTAATCATTTGAAGTAACTACTTGGATAAATGCCTGATCTGACATCTCTAGTTTATCCAATTGTTCTTTATCTTCAATGATGAAATACATAACCTTTTATTTAAACTAAATATAACAAACTTATTTGATCATATATAAATTATTTACATAGTAGGTCTTGCAAATTTTGTGTAGTCTCCTCCTATGAAATCTTTTATTCCTAAAAAAGTTTTATTCGCAGAGTCTACTAATCTTTCATTTGTATCAATAATTCCTGCCGTTGTATTATATTGAGATGTTCTTTTATTTTTTAAAGGCCCTGTTATTTTCCAAAGTATTTGTACTGTTTGGTATATAGATATATTATAATCTGCAGTGCCGTCTACTATGGAGTTATATTCATCTCTTGATATTTCTATAACAAAACCTTTTTCATTTTCTTTTTTAGTAAAGTATCTTATTAAATAGCCTTTTTTATAATCTTCTTCTGTGGGATTAGGATAATATGAATTAGGTTTGCCTGGGATTCTATTTAAGTTTGTTGGTGATTGTGCTGCAATATTTTTTTTCTGGTTTTCTGAGATATTCATATTATTTAAACCAGGAGCACTTATGTATTTAGTAATTCTTTTTAATTCTTTATTATCTCCAGACTCTGGTGTTGGGCCTGAAAATGCTCTGCCATCATAAGCCTCATAATATTTTCCAGAATACGGCTTACCATCTAAAGTAAATTCACCTCCTTTAGTATTTAAATTTTCTATGATTCTAAATGATGGATAGTATCTTAATGACATAGCTTTATTTTAAATTATCCAAAATATGATCCTGCGATCAATTTATAATTTTTTACTGCGTTGTCGAAATTAGAAGAATCTCTGCCTTGTATTTTATTTCCGTTAGAATCATAAAATAATGACCTATTTGCAGAAGTAAAAAACAAGTATGTTTTTGGTACAGATGGTAGTATTTTTTCAGCAGCTCCATATATACTAGTTGCTGCTAATGAATTTGGTCCACTTCTAAAATTATTTGTATTTTTACCTGTTACTGATTCAAATTGATTTTTTGCTGTTATTTGTGCTGTAACTGTAGTACCATAACCGCCAAAATTTGTTTTTACTCTATTTAATACTACTCCCATTACATATGCTCTTTCTGTTTGATTTTCAGAAGCTTCAGCAAATGTTACAGCAACTAACTGAGTCCACTCTTCAGCACTGAGTCCATGACCTAAATATGTCTCTGCAGATTTTTTAGCATCATTTTCTACGGCTATAAAATTTGTTTGCGGTGTATAACTATATGAATCTCCAGTTCCATTATTAGTAAATGGTCTTAATGTAGTAGACAATTTTGAAACAGAGCCTGAGAATTCAGATTTTTCTTTTAAAAATATCATATTAGCTTTTACTGATGTATTCCAGGTATTGCTTTCTAAAGTATGTGAAAGACCAATAATAACAAATCCAACTTTGCTAAGATGATCGATAGGCATACCAGCAATTTTTCTAGTTGCATATGTATAAGGTAGTAATTCTTCAGGAATAGTAAATCCTTGCATCATATTTAAACCACCAATTCCATCTGTGTTAAAATTAATAGATACTGGAATCATAGCAGATGCTCTAGTAGCATAATCATCGTTTTTTATCTTGGTCATCTTATCTATATAGTAATTCGTAGCTTGAGATACATTAGTAGACGACGGATTTGTAGTACTATAAAATTCTTTTATCGCGGTATTAAATTTAGTCGCCGAAACAATTATAGTATCTAAATTATCTTGTTTAGAAGATGTAACTTCTTGGCGATTAGTTATATATCTATCATAGTAAGATTCATTTATATATCCAACAGAATCTCCATTTGTAGATAAGGTTGCTTTGTCTTTAAAATCTGGATTAGCAGATATAGCTAACATATTACTTAACTTACTACTCACCTCTGATTTTATTTCTATTGATTTTGCAATAGAAGATTTACCTAATAAAGGAATTGTTCTAGTATTAGTTGTGGCTATTAAACTTGTAGTATTATCTGTAGGTATTAAGTTTTCGTTTCCTTGTGGAGGAACTAACTGATCATCTACAATCTGAAGGGTATTTCCATTATCATTATATGATAACCTAAAAATATTAAAATTACCTAATGATTTATTTAAATCAGATAATATTTGTTCTAAAAATGGTTTTAAATAAACTTTATTTGTACTATCCTTACTAGCAAATTGTTTAACTAAATTAATTAGATAATCTAAATTAAGTAGTATGTTCATTATTTTACCTCTATATGGACTGTCTTCTTTAAATAGAGGAAGTTGTCCAGAAAGCGCATCTTCATTTTTAGGATCAAATAATAAAGTATAGTCATTACTTCCTGATACTGGTAGTATATAATCATCGCCAGGTTGTAATATTTTAGGATCAAATAAACTTCTATAATCTTCAGAAGTACCTTGAAAAGGAATTAATGCTGTCCAAGGATCTGTACTTAATTGTTTATTATTACTTAAACAAAAATTTAATTCTGGATTAAAATCTATATATAATAATGGAGTCTGTAATTGCCCGTCTTTTTTTGTATCATATATAGTACATATATTATTTAATATCATTAATAATAACCCAAAAGGAATATATACAGGGTGATTAGTACTAATTCCCTTAGTTATTTCTTGACTTATATTATATGGTACAGTATATGATGTTAGTAATTTTTTATAGTCTACTTTTTTTCCTTGAAGATCTTCTAATTTTACTGAATTTGCCATTAAACTAGAAGCAAATCCGTATTTTGTATATAGTTTTAATTTATCTCCTACTGAATCTGGTATGCCGTCATCTTTTACAAGATCACTTATAAAACTACTAAAAATACCGTTAGAAAATATCTGCTCTAAAAATGTTTTACCGCCTATTTTATCATTAGTATCCCATAAATTGTATGGATATACTGATTGTTTTATATCTAGTCCATTATTGTTAATTGCTTTAGATAAAGAATGTACTTCTATTGTTCTAAGTATAATTTCTAAACCAGATTGATATTGTAATGAAGAATCTATCTGTGCAGATAATGCTTCAGTTCGTTTTTTTTGATCTTCTTCAGTTGTTGTTTCCTCTTGATTTTGATCAGATAATTTTTTTTCTACTTGTAAAAAATCTATAGGTTCTTGAACATTAGATGTACTAAAACTACTTATAAGACTAGTATCCTCTATAGTTATTTCGCAATATAGATTGTATGTAACAGGTTTTTCTTTTATAGTTGCTTTAATTATAGTTCCATTTGGCCCCTCTTCTTCATCTGTATATACTTTTACAGTTCTAGTAAACGGTATTGTAAAATATAAAACTATTTTTACTGTATCATAATTTATATCTATACTTTTTACCTTAAGATTATTAGGATTATTTAATACATTTTTTAACTGCTGTGTAAATGTTGGAGCGTCTATATAATAGTAAGCATTTTTATCTGTAATAGAAAATATAGAATATTTGTAAGAATCAACTATATTTTCTTCATTATTATATGCCCAATTACGTCGTTTTATAGTAATATTATAATTTGATTTTTTAGCTATTCCTTTATATCCTACAGTAAGTTCTGATGTGCTATCTGCTTTTACAGTTTCTGGTATGCTTGAATCTGACTTAGGATCTATTATACTAACTACTGCACTTACACCGGCGGCTATCGGTGCAAACAAACCAAAATCTTTTAAGGTTTGTGTAAAATTTTCTGAATATTCCCAAACTCTTTCGTCTGAAAAATTTAGTTTAGTTATTGTTTTTTTGCCGCCTGATTCAGTATCATTTACTCCTCTTGTATATGTAGCAAAGTCTAGCTTTTCTACTTTAGTTAGAAATTTACTGCCATCTAATACTATTGTAGTATCTTTTAAGTAGTCTGAACTTGTTGGAATAAATCCTTTTAATCTTCTTATAAATAAAACTTGTCCATATTTTGGAGTATTAATACCAAAATCTGCGTAGTTTATATCTCTAGGTACGTCTGATGGATATAGTATATCTCCGCCTACGTATCTTTGTTTTTCTTTAGCATATTGTATATAAGTGTCTATAAAACTTTGTGCAGTTTTAATTTGATTTTTTTTAGCCTCAGCATCAGCAACTACTTTTGCCTCTGCATCTGCTTTAGCTTTAATTAAATCTTGTTCTGCTTTAGCTATATCTAATAATGTATTATTGAGATTTAAAATCTCTTCTTTTAATAAACCTGGCAATGCACCTGGATTATTAATTTTTATTGAATCTCCGAGAGCACCTAAACTTATTAATTTTAATATACAATCGTATCCACCTTCTTGATTATAAGAAAAATTAAAGTTGCTAACTATACCGAGCATGCCTCCATAATTGCCTTCAGAATTTCTTGAATTTTCTGCTATTTGATAAAAAATCTCTTCTTTATTAAGACCAGATTTAAATGGATCTATGCTATATAATTCACTAGATTCAACTTTATTAGTATCTGCTTTATAAAAAAACGTATGTCCCCATTCTAAAAACATGGAAAAACCTAGTTTAAAATATAAAGCATCAATAATATCTAATTGATCTTTATCCCAACATTTAAAATTAATACTAGCTGCTCTAACTGATCCTAATTTACCTTGAGTTTCTATACTAACATTAGTAATACCTGGCATAGGTCTATAACCATACTTTTGAATTTCAGTATTTCCTAATGTCCCGTAAGCTCCATCTTGGCCTATACCAGATCTTAATCCGTAAGAATTTGTATTTAGGTATTTTGAAGTGCCTCCAAAAAGAACAAATTTTTTGGCTAAATCTTCACCGTTCCTTAAACTATCATCTCCTATAATTCTTTTAAAATATTCAAAATCTGATTGTTTGCTTAGATTAATAGAAGATACTAATCTAACCCAGGCACTTTTATTTGCTAAGTATATAAGATTATCATTATCCCTTACATCTTGAGTATTTTGTTTAGATCTAGTATCTAATTGTTGCATTACCCAAAATGGTATCTCAGTTCCTAATATATTAGATATTTTATCAGATAATGGCATAACTATCTTACGGTATTTACTAGTTTATATTGATTTAGTATTGCAGTAACATCATTAGGAATTCTAATTTGTAATCCTGGTTCTATATATAATGAATCTCCAGATAATCCATTCGCAGAAGCTATTACCCACCAAAAACTTACATCTCCATAAAAATCTAATGCTAATAGATCTAACCTATCTCCTAATGTTGATATAACATAACTATCATTTTCTGATAAAGGAATATCTGGATAAATATTATTTAAATAATATTGAGCTCCTTTATCCTGATATTTTGTTATTTTTATATTTTGATATCTTGATTGCATTATTTACCTGAATTAGTATTAAATTTATTTTCAAAATTAGATTTAAAATTTGGTATATTAAAAGAGGGTGGTTTTATAGGAGGGATTTTAGATATTATTTGATCTGGTGGTATTGTTACATACTTAGAAGTAGTACTAATTACTTCTCCTGATTTTATAAATGTATCTGTAGTATTTGATTTATTGGGTATATTAGCTATTAATGCAGTATTATTAGAAGATATTGTGGTTGTTTCTTGACTTATATTATTAGTAGCAGTGCTGGTTTCTATAGATTTATTTATAGAAGATCTTTTAGGAAGTATATCCATAATAGGTCTAAATGATATAGCGACATCAACTACTTGAGGAAGTTGAGCAGAATCATTGTCTAAATTAATTTCCCAAGGTGTATTATTATCAATAGTCACATTTACGTTTTCTATAAATCCTGGGACTCTATATAAATAATCTCCAATTGTCACTCTAACTACAGGAGCTCTCATAATTCCTTGTTTAGAACTATAATCAGGATAAACTTGACTCATTAAATTATTTAATTTATTATATAATGGTCTTAATTCATCTTTAGATCCTGCAGCTATTCTAAATGAAAACCCTATAGATCTTTCAAAACCTTGATATGTGTAAAAGTTTTCACCTCTACCCATGTATTTAAATGAATTTAACTGCGCTGAGTTGTTGTCCGTAATTCCACCAATTAAAAATGCTCTAAAAAATAGTGCTGTTGAATAAGAAGTATCGTCATTGCTAATTGCTTCAAATACAAACTTTATTATATCTTGAGTATTATCTTTATCTAATTCCCAAGGAGCTGAATCATTTTTAAAAGCGAATGGATATAAATTATTCATTTTATCTTTATATGAACCAGCAGCCACATAAAATCTTTTATCTATAGTATTATTACTCCATGGAGTATAAGTTCCTGCTAATGTATTTCCTTCTATTATAGAAACAGAGTCTCTAAAATCTTTAATATTAGTAGTACGAATTCCTTCTGTTGTGTTATTAGTGTCTTGAGTCATTAACTGATTATACATCATGGCTCTAGTAGACTTTAATTTAGTTGTGTCTACTACTCTTTTAATAGTTGTTACACCAACACCGTAAGTAGAACCAGGTCCTCCAAGGTATTGGAACATAAGACTTCTATTTAATGATATACCTAATGTATTAATTAAATTAATATCAGGAATATTTCTTATATCATTAAATTGAGGACCAGTTGTCATTTTTAATCCTGTCAAAGCTAATAGTCTATTTGACGCCGCTGTATTATTTACATTTTGAGCATCTACTATAGCGTAGTAATTTTTTTGGAATGGATTAAATGGAACTACACCATGTCTAATAGCATGAACTCCGGTTCCTTGAACTCCAACTTGAGCTAAAGTATTTTTACCTAAATTATAAACTCTAGTATTTTCTAATAAACCAGGTAGTGGATTTGATTGATTAAATCCAACTAAAGTATTACCTGTTTCCATTTTAGGATTAGATAATTGTAATCCTACTTGTTTATCTATAAACGCTTTTCCTCTAGGAGTATCTTCAAAAAATTTTCTTATTCTTGATTTATCAATTTGGCTAGATAGTGTAAATGTTTGATTTCCTATTTCAAAATTTATAGCGCCTCCTCTAATAGGAAAATCTAAATTTCCAGTAGAATTAATTTTATATATAGGACTAGTATTACCAGCACCTCCAAGAGTATCTGGATTTATTGATACTAAATTAGTAGGCGGTATGCTTGTCTGAATATAAGGTTGCCCAGATGATCCACCACCAGGTCTATCTGAGCCATACTTTAAGCTTTTTAAATTTGTCCTTAAATCTATTAGTGCCATTTATATTATCCTCCTGTTTCACTTTTATAATCCCCTGTTCGGTGATCGTGATCTGCTGTAGTAACTTGCATATCTCTAATTTTTTGAGCCGTAATAGGATCATATTTACTGTAATCATTAATAATTACTGTTGGAGCTCCCATTTTTATTTTATTTGATTGGTCTACAGTTCCAGTTGTTGATAATACTTCATTATTTGCTTTATTTTCTCCTACAGATATAAAACCTCCAGCACCTACAGATCTAATTTGATTTGCTATATTTTTAGATCCAGATCTTAAGCTTCTTATAAAACCTTCATCTATTTGTCCAAATGCAAGATAATCAAGTGCATTTACTATTTGATATGCGGCCTCTCCTACAAATTCTACTGCTCCGGCAAAAAATCCCTGTATTTTTTTCATTAATCCATTAACATACGTAGGATCTGATAATTTATTTATGAAACCTTCTATTTTGTCTATTAAATTTGTTTTTTCAACAAAGTCAACTATAGATTGTTTTATTTTTTCCATAAATGCCCCAATTTTTTCTTGAGTTGATGCATTTACTAAATTATTATAAGCCTCTTCTCCAACTGCTGCTGCTAATGCTTTTTGATTTTGATATTTTGCTAATCCTAATTTTAATTGTTCTCTTGCATTATCTGTATCTTTTGCTCCGAGCTTTGCTAAGAGTTCTTGTTTTTTTAGCATTTCGGCCATTTGATCACGAGACATACCAAATGCGCCTGCTAAAGACTCAGCTTGAATACGATTAAGTTTCAAAAATTCATTTGAGTCTCCTACCTGTGTAGTTATTTCTTGCGCAGCTGCGGCTAAATCATTATTTAAAAAAGCTTCTCTAGCTTTAGTTAAATTAATATCTTTTCCGGTTAATAATTGAGCTTCAAATTCTTTAGATATAGAAGATTCAAAATCTAAAAAAGAATCTGCTAAAGCATCAACTTCTTTTAGCTCCATTCCCATAGCTTTAACAGCTAATAAAGATTTAGTAAGTTGAGCTGGGTATTTTGAAAACGATAAACCTAAATATCCTGATAAACTAGCTGTTTCTTTTAATATCTTTTGATTTTGGAATTGTATTCCAGTAGCTTGTTTTAAGCCTTGAACTTGAGCTAATACAGATTGTACGGTATCTTTTGAAGATTCTCCTGTTAATATAGAAGATTCAACTATTGATTTTTGTGTTTCTTCATCTAAATCAGCTATATCTTGTAATTTTACTGCAGTAGCTAATCTTTCATTTGTTAGTAAGTTAGTTACCCCTAATTGATTAGAGATTTTAACTTGCATTTCAAATAACTTCTTAGATGTTGTGAATATATCTCCACTATTGAATGCAATGTCTTGATATTGCCTATTTAGGGCTCTTGCTTCATCTGTACTGAGATTAAGCTGCCGACCCATTTTAATAATGTTGTCATCAACACCCAGTATAAGATCAAGAAAAGAAGATGCGCCGTCTATTAATCCTCCTAAAAGTCCACCTACTAATGGAATATTTTTTACTAATCCAGATATTCCTCCTGTTAAATCTGAAACTACATTTGATGAATCTTCAGACATTCCTTTTAAGAAACTTCCTGCTTTTGATGCTGCATTACCTACTGCAGTTAAACCCGCCTCTACAGCTTTATAAGCACCTATAACTAATCCAACTTGTCCTATAGGATCAGATAAAGTTTCTTTTACAGCATTTTTTGCAGATTTTGTTAAGAATCCAAACTTTTCTCCAAAACTCATCTTCTCGCCAACTTTTTGATATTCTTTGGCGGTTTCTACCATATCTGCGTAAAATTCTTGGCCTAAACCTAATTTATTTGCAATCCCTCCTAATAAAGATCCAGATAAACCAAGACTTTTATTAACTTGTTTTTCAGCTTCTAATTTTTCTTCTGCATACTTAACCGCATTTTTATTTAGATCATCTGCTTCTTTTAATGTAACATATCTTTGCTCTTCTACATTTAATTGTTCATAAGCTGATTTTACATATTCTTGTAATAAATCTTTATCTTCTGCTCTAGCATTTGCAACATGCTCTAAACTTGTTAAATAATCTTTTATTGCAGCATTATTATTAGCATTTACATTTTTGGATGTTTCTTCTAATTTTTTTGATACAATAAAATCTTTTTGTTTTGCTTTAAGGATCTCTTGATTAATCTGCTTTATATTAATAGAAGATTTACTTAAAGACTCTAATCTTCCTTCTATACTCTCATAGGAACTTACTATTTTTTTAAGTATTCCTTGACCTTCTTTTAATAGATTATTGTAATCACCCTGAGTCTTTAGAGTTTCAGTAGCGAGGTTTTGTGTATTCCTTGCTTGGTTAGCATTACCACCTAGTTGCGGACCGGTATTTTTATTTTCTTCTGACATTTATTTGTATTACCTACGAATAAATATTTACTTTTTAGTTTTTACTTTGGAAACAAACGTACTTTCTTCAGATTTAGATTTTACAAAGTCTGGGATCTTTAATTTATTAGGATCTGTTTTCTCTGTTATCTTCTGTCTAGACTCATTACGAATCTCTTCAACTTTTCCAAGATATTCATTTATCTTTTTTAAATTGAATCTGCGCTTAGCAATATCCATATTCCAAACCTCAGAATACGTAAATCCTCCTCCTCCATGGTAGGTGAGTTCAAATACTTCTGTCATGAATTGGGCTCTATAGCCCTGTACTGGGAAAAAAGAATTCGGCCGTCATCGGAAGGCCTGTTGACACCTCCGTGCTGTCCTTTAGGGTAAAGTTAACGGTCATATCAATATCAGGGGTAACTTTTTCTATTTGTTTACGAAGCTCTATTGAGTCTCTAGATAGTAAATATCCTTGATCAATAAAGTCTCTAACTGTTTTTGTAGAGTAATCTCCATTAACAGATAAAATCTGATGTTTTAATCTAGTTGAAATTAAGCCGGCTTCTTGGCCAACCATTTTTTTCATGCCTTTAATTTCTTCATCAATTTTTTTATCTTCCGCTACTGAAAGTACTTTAAATGTAACAGTATTTTTTGAATACGGTAATACAAAGGTAAATTCATTCTTATTGTTGAATAGAGACTCATCCATGACCTTATATTTAAGATCTTGTAGATCTATATTCACGGTCTCTTCCTCGTCTGTATTAGCATTCCTGTACTTAAAGGAGTAGTCTTTACCATAAGCTAATATTCTAGCCGCAATAAGAAGGCCATTTCTATCTCCTAAAGTAAGATCGTCATAATTAATAGGAGATTTAATAAGAGATTTTAGCATTTTTTCAATTGCTGTACCTTGACGAAGTAAATTGACATTTGTAAGAATATCTTCCTCTTTTGCAGTCATATACTTCATTTCAACTTGTCCTGATGATAGTGGACTTTCTTTCGGGTAAATTAGACCTTTTGAAGGTAGGTCAATCATTTCTGTTGGAATCGTAAACTTTTGTTCTGACATAAACTATGTATTTATATATAAATATAAGAATAAATAATTTTTTAAAATAAAAAAAGCCCCTAGTAAGGGGCCTTTTCTTAAATATATCTTTTTAGTCTAATAATTCAATACGCAATAATCCATTCCTATTGAGATAGTTAATTCAGTTGGATCAGATGTTGACCAGTCATAGCTTCCGAAAGAGGCTTCCTTAATAAACGCACCTTTAATAATCCACTCACTTACAATATCTCCTACTGGACCGATGATAGAAAGGTTTAAATCTTTCTTATAAAAGTCAGAGTAGCCATCACGACCAGTAACTGATTCATGGTGAAGACGTACCCACTCCATTACAGCTTGTTGACCTGAAGGAGAAATAGGATTATATAATGACAAGGTCATGTCTTTCCACTCAGCTTTACCTTTGATCTTACGATAAACGTTAATATGATCTATTTTGATCTCGTTTAAAGTAACACCAGGAGCATCAGCTTTTTTAATCATATAAGATGGAATACCATCTATGTACATGACAAAGCGATTTGATACTGTAGGTTCAAACGCCGTAAACATCACTTCATTGGGATCGAGGACAGGCATGCTATTATAATTTATTTTGTTTAATCAATTTTGTTATATATGACCTTGATTTATTTAAATATTTTGCTAATTTATTTTGTGATTCAAATTCTATTCCTTCATAAACTATTTTTTTAGCAACGGTAGTAGTTTTTCCTTTCCAATATCCTTCTTTACCAAATCTAGGATTTTTTTCTCCTGTTCTACCAAAACAAGGGTTTTTATCTCCTTGCATTTTTAGACTGTGATCCGGTCTTTCTTTTTTATACCATGGGTTATTTTCTCCTGTTGAAGCTAATCTACATTTTTCTTTTGTCTTAACTGTATGCCTATATCCAACAGTACCTTCGCCTCCATCAGTCATATTAACTAAAGTGCCGGCCTTTTTATCTCTTCTACCATAAAGAGCTATAAACTCTTTTTCTTTCTCACAGGCTTCTTCCCAACTCAGATCATTAAAAAGAACTTCTACGTCGTAACCTTTCTTTGATATATTTTTCCAAGCTCTTGTTCTACCTTTTGTTTCGTAAGCTCTATCTTCAGACTCTCCTATTCCTATGTAAAACGGCTT